ACTCATTAAAAATGGGGTTAAGGGTCCGGTGCCGCTGGAAGCTCCTCCCAGCGCGCCATTATTGTTATATTGTACCTGCCCGTTCGCGCCAGCGACCCCGCCGCCGCTAAAGTTCTGTTGCTGCCCTCGTAGGGTCCACACCGCCGACAGGCACAACGCGAGGAGGATGATTAGCTTTCTCACGCAGCCCTCGTGATCTTGACCGTGGCCCCGACCGCGTTGGCTCCCTTCGTCCGCAGCACGCGCACGAAGCGCCCACCGGTCGGGATGAGATCTGAACGCGCCACGTTGTTCGCGTTGAATGACGAGAGGGTGTAGGGCGCGGCCGACGGCGTGACGTAGAATCCGTCCGCGTCGGTGTCCGCCTCCTGCACCGCGATGGATTCGCCAGCCCCCGGCGCGCCGTTCGTGTGAACTTCTACGAAGATACCCGGCGCGGGCATGGCGTCCTCGCCCTGGATGTCGCAGGCGATGGAGGCCACGCTGGCCCCGGCCGGCGCCGCCTCAAAGGTCACGTTGTGATCGTCGACCGGTAGCTGGGTCGCGCCCGCCGCCAGCTGGCCAAGGACGTAGGCCCCTTCACCGCGTTGCAGCGCGATGGGCGACAGGTTCGACGCGGCCGGCGCAAAGGCCCCGGCGGCTCCTGGATAGGCTGGCATCTTCGCTCCTCCTCACGCGACCCGCGACCCGGGCCGCCACACACGTCCCAAACCGCCGCGCCGCTTGCTCCGCTTGGCCTGTATTTGTTCGAGTGCCCGGCGGTGCAGCTGCGCGATGACGTTCACGTCAAGTTCTTCCACCTCTTTGTTGCGGTCCTTGGCATAGGCCACGACCCGCTCCTCGGCTTCCTCGACCGCCGGCTTCGTGCCTGGCCGGTGCCGGCTCTTGAGACCGTATCGCGCCGAGTCCCACGGGTCGTCGCCGTCGAACTTCTCGATCTCGGTCGGGTCGTCCTCCTCGGTGCACACCATCGGGATGACCTCGACGAGGTGCTTGCAGCTCGGGTCGATGAGGAGCTCGTCGTCGTGCATCAGGTCATACATGCACTGCGCGCCGTGCGACCGGTCGTCGTCGGCCGGCGTCGGGTAGGGCATCCCGTGAGCGACGAAGACCTCACCCATGAGCTCGGCGAAGGAATCCTGCTCGGACTTTTGCTGAAAGGCATCCGGCGAGAGGTAGATGGCATCGACCAGCGGGCGCTCGTCCTTCGGCGTGCGGTCCACGATCTCCATGGCCTGCGACCGCGCGCTGCGCTTGTTCTCCACGTGTTCACGGTAGATACGCGTGACCTTGCCGACCCGCGCCATCCAATGACACGAGAGCGGGTGCTGATAACCCCAGTCCACGCCAAGCCAGCGCGGGTGCCACGCCTTGTCAGGCAGGCATCGCTTCACGTGGCGAGCTTCGCTAAAGATATCGTAGAACTGCCCGCCGAACTCGTCCCACAGCCCGAGGAGCCAGCCCTTGCGCAGGCGCGACGGCAGGTTGTTCAGCTCCTGACCGCGCTGCGTGTGCTCGATGAAAAACTTGAAGCGCTCCTCGTTTGACCACGCGTAGTAATCCTTCTCTGTCAATCCACGTCGCTCGAGCTGCGACCGGGACCACTCCACGTTGTCCCAGGCAAACATCTGGAGGAAGGCGTAGTCCGCGGCGCGCTCGTGCCCCTCGTAATGCTTCTTGTGCATGATGCGCCGGATGTAGTTGTGGCCTGGGCCGCCAGGATTCATCCCCAGCACGGTCTTGCAGAGGCGGTCGGGGATGGCCTGACCGCCGAAGCGCCCGGTCCAGCGCCGAGTCTCATTCAACTTAACCAGCTCGAGCTGGGAGAGCCGCGTGGCCTCATCAGGCATGACATCCATGTACTCGTGGCCCTGAAAGTCATCGATGTCGCCCGGATGCTCCGCCACGCCGAAGACGATGCGCGAGCCGTTCGGCAAATGAATCGTTCGCGTGGACTCCCGCCACCAGTCGCGCATGAAGGAGTACTGCTTGAAGTAACCGCCCTCCAGGTGATTCTCCCGGTGCTGCTTCATCTTGCGTCGAAAGATGAGGCCCGCCGTGCCCGGGTACTTCAAGCGCCGCAGCAGCATCACGCTGCGGATGGCATGCGACTTCGCCGACCCCTTGGACCCGCCGATGCCGATGATCACCGGCCCCTCGGCATCTTCTACCAACGCCAAGGTCTGGCGTTGCTTGGGCTGGAGGGGGACCTCGAGGTTCATGCGCTGGGTTCCCCCGCCTTCAACCATGATTGGAACCCGAGCGCCGGGCGGCGCGCGGCCGTGCAAGTTTCCTTGTACTTCGCCCAGCGCCGCAGCTGTTCGATGAAAATCTTCATTGGCTCTTACCGGTCAACGACGTGGGGGACACTGGATTGGATGGAAACGTGGCAGGCGTCGTCACGGACGCCTGGTTGCTGTAGGATGATTCGTTGCCATTGGCATCCACGGCCGTGACCACATAAAAATATGTTGTACTGACCGCGGCGGTCGTGTCCTCGAAAAAATCGTTGGCGGTGACCGTTGCCGTGAGCTTAACGTACGGCCCGCCGGTCGTGGTGCCACGATAAACGTTTGACCCTACGACCGTGGACGTGCTCGCCACCCAAGAAAGGCAGACACCATGCACCGTGCCGGTCCACGAAGGACTGCCCGGCGCCACGCTGGCGCAGGCATTGCCGCCAACCTGCGCGAGCACGCCGCCGGCCACGCGCAGCTGCGGTATCGGCACCGGCTCGTGATGATACAGGCGACCAGGTCCTCCCAGCGTCCCACGGCCCAGGAACGCAAGCAAGCAAGCTAACCACAGACTTCGTCTCATCATGATTTTCTCCTTCCGCCGGCGCTGGGGATGCTACGGCGTTTCTTGACATTGGCCCGGTGAAGGTCGCCGCTCATGAACCTGAGCCCCAGGTTGCCGGCCCCGCGCTTCGACGGGTCATCCGAATGCGCCCAGCGCTCGGCCTGCTCATGCTTCGAGATGCCGGCGCGGGCCGCGGCGCGGGTCAAGCGGCCTGGATGCTTGACGGCCTTGGCGATGAAGTTGCTCACGGGCTTACCTCTTGAACTGGCGTTGCCGTCAACCTTACGACGCCGATGAGCTTGAATCTGTTCGGTTTCAGCTCCACGAGCCGATAGTCGAACCCAGGCATGAGCTTCTTGAGCTGGTTTGCTTCCTGCAGCAGGACGTCCGTCACGCCCTCCTCGGTCAACCACTCGCCGGGCTTCGCCTTAACCACGTGGTGCACGTCGGCGTGGCCAGGCGTCACGATGCGGATGTCGACGCGCTTGACCAAGAGACCGTGTGCCTGGCTGGTCGTGACCGCTGGATGGTCCTTCGTGCAGTGATGCTTACGTCGCATCGCGTCCTTTCAGCTCCTCAACCTGCCGGCGCAGCAGCGAACCCTTCACGTGGTCTCGGTGCCGCAGCGCCCGGGCACGCGCGATGACGATGGCGCGGGCATCCTCGACCGACAGCCGGCCTTCACGAATTTGCAACGTCATCAGCCTTAGGTCCTTCATCGTGATGCGCCTGGGCACGCGTCACCTTCTTCAGTCTTTCCACGGCCGCGAGGTCCCGGCCGTCCCACGCCTCACGTTGCAACGCACGGGCGAGGTCTCGCAGGTCGCGGCGCGGCATCGTGGTGAAGCGGGCGCTGAGCTTCGCGATGATCTGCGAAAATCCCAACGCCCGCAGCAATTGCCGAGTCACCTCGGTCCTCGGCGGCGTTGTAGAGCGCGTGTCACCCCGCGTGGGAGGCGTTGCCGATTCCCCTGGGCCGCCAAGCTCTTTCACGCGCACGCGCGTAATCTTCATCTTCGGTGGGTGCAGCACGCCGGGCGCGAAGGTTATCTTCAAGTTCATCCTCCCACGTTGATAATCTGTACGTTAATGTCGCGCGCCTCGAGGTCCGTGTCGCTGGGTTCCTCGTGCTTTAACGACCCGTGCAGATCGAACGCCACGCGCGTCGCGCTCAGGCGAATGTCCAGCGCCGGCCGCGGCGGGGACTCGACGAGGCACTCGCCCAACACGCTGACCGGCGCGCCGAGCTCATCCACCGTGACCACGTCAGGATTCAGCTTGAAGAACTTGGTGGTTTCAGCATTGAGCAATGGCTTAAG